ATTCAGTATCATTATAGATTGTAGTATTACCGCCGCCTCCACCACTAGAAGAAGTACTAGTGGAGCCAGTATCTCCGCTTGTTGTATCTGATGTGGTATCAGCAATACTTGTATATTCACTAGTACCTGATGTTAAATAATCTACCTCTTTAAATCTATTATCTATAACTTTTACCGCAGAGTGAGGAACAAATCTGTCTCTCCCCTGACTGATAGTTTCAACAAAATTAACTGTAAGTTCTACATCATATCCTGAAGGAGTTGCACTGTTTGGAAATAATACTTGTCGGCTAAGGAAAGTTATACCTTGTTGAATATTTCCAGTTTCAATATCCTGGTATAAATTATATACCATTCTTCCATTTACTTCGGTCTTAGGTGCCATATTTAAAACTTGTCCTGGTAAAAGTTTTCCATTATTACTTTCCCATCCATAATTCGCTTGGCCTGCATAGTTCTCCTGGCCTCCTCTAGATGCAGGGTTATTTATCCATTCTGTTAAATATACATCTCTATCCGCAAGATATTGAACTGCATTTTTTTCTCTTAACCTTCTAACAAATGCTAAATGCTTTATTTCTTCCTTACTATAAGGCATTATCTACTCACTTTAAATTTAAAATCACCACCATAATAATTTACTGTTTGACTTACACCACTTCCACTGACAACTTTATATTCTATTTGATAAAATCTTTCAGCCTGTAATCCATTTAACCAAAGATTAAAATAATTACCAGAGCTATCACTTGATAAATAAGAACCAGACCCATAAGGTACCATTACATCTTCGGTCAATGCATCTTTTATTTGATAATAACAAGAAGCACTTGGTAAATATTTAACAGTTACACTATCAGAAACGGTAGTTGAAGAATATGTTTTAGTAGGATATCTTTCTCTACCTACAAGTCTAAATTTTACTTTTGAATTTTCTTTATAATCAGGTCTTAATCCTTTCATATAAACTACTAAATCTTCTAAATCAGCAGTAACTAATGGATTTAAAGAACCAGTTGCCCACGCAGAATCGTTCCAAACTACTTCTAATTTTGGTTGATAGACTGTATCTGTTTCTCTACTAAAAAATGCAAAATGACCATATTTTGTAGTATTTCCTTCTTCAACATTATCATCCGCATTACCAACGCTACCACTTCTCTTTACCATAAATCCTTCATTTGGTACAGTATCATGTAACCATCTCCACATAATATCAGTTACATCCATACGCATATCAGTAGTTTCCCATTCAAAAGATTGTGAAGCTTCAGCTCCACTTCCACTATACCAGGTTCCACCAGTATTATTACTACCACTTATCCATTGAGTAGTATCTGTTTGTCCATGTCTATATCTCCAACTCACACCTTCTGTATCTTTAGGGTCATCATAAAATTTACCTTCTCCAGCCGTCCAAGATTGACTTACCGCATATCCATATAAAGATTGACTAGTCGTTAAATTAGATGAATTAGCATCATATAAATTTAAATAAAATTTTGGATCTGATGATGAAGATGGAATTAATCCGGATGAGATAGACTGTGAAATATAAGTTAAATCAAATTTAATTACCGCTCTTGATACATTTATTATTGAAGCATTATTATTAGTATCTTTTCTTATTTCTAATATTTCATCCATTCCAGTATTTTGAGATTGAGTAACTGGACCCTCATACAATGTTGCATCTGCTGAAGCGTATTCAAAATAATGCATTATACGTCTCCTACTACTCTACCGATAATATCTGTATCTGGATATTTTAATTCAAAAATTGCTGGGTCTCTAGATGGATAAACTACACCATTTTTGATCACCGCTGGGTCTCCTAAATCATATACATTTCCTGAATATCCCTTTGCAGTATCATATCTATTTTCTATTACTATATTTGTTCCTAGTGGATTAGAATCACTAGGCGTTTCTACTCCAACCACACCTTCAACTTCTATTAACTTTGCTACCACCTCAGCAATTACAAGTGGTTGATTAACTTGCCACCTATCTATATTAAAATAATTTTTCATTTCATTAATTGCATTCAATAAAACTTCATTTTTATTATAACCTTTTTTTGTTAATAGATCAAATTTAATAGCTATATTAACTATATAAGCATCCTTTATATTATAAGCATCTGTTACCATTCTAAATCTATCTAAATACATTTTAAGATTCTTTTTAGTAACATCATTTAATTTAGTTAATTTACGATTATTATTATACCCAAGTAAATATAAATTTAATCCAAATTGATTTTTACTAAAAGTTAATTCTTCTCCAGGTTGTGTAGTTATTTGTTCATCTTGCACAACATAAGCTTTAGCTATATTACCATATCTTTCAGGCAACGCATAAATTCTAACAAGTAAATCATCTTTAGTTACCGACCTACTTTGAGCCTGGAAATATGCCATAGCATTTTGTTTAATTTCTTCTATAGATTCTACATCCATTCCTCCTGAAGATGGTTCATCATTAACTACACTCAATGAATTATTAACTCTCGTTATTTTACTACCATCTAATGTTGAAGGTAAACTTGTAACAATTTTAGAAGCAAAAGAATTTATTTCGCCTGACCTAACATTATGTTTAGAACCACCATCAAATGCATAAGTAATTTCCAATGAAGTATTAGACGGAGCTTCACCATATGCTCTAGTATTTGTAAAATTATTAGGATCAAAAGCAATTCCTAATTTAGATGGAGACCCTGGTAGATTACTACCAACATTATCAGGATTTGGAATTAATTCTTCGTCAGGAGTTACTAAAGTCCCTGCACCAAACCGCATTTCAGTTTTTTTATCTGGTCTTACATATGTTCTAAATCTTTTTGATGTTTTCAATCTTTTTAAAATATAAGGATTTGTAGCATCAAACTGAACTAATGATGTATCATTTGATTCGATATTTTGAAATTCTGAAAAAACCATATCTTGTGCTAAAAATGGAACCTCATACCAAGTATTTCCATCACCATCCGTTACAGAAATAATATCTGTTACATTTTCTTCTGATAAGGTTATTCTATCATATTTAATTGGGCTTCCAAATGTAAATGATTCTGTTTTACTATACCCACTTACAACTGTTACTTTTTTATGTAATCTATAATATTCAATAGTTCCATTAGTTGATGTTTGTGAAATTTCTTTTACAACATCTCCCTGGTCTACTTTAAAATTACAATCAGTTAACAATCTATATTCAACTCCAAAATTAGGAGCGAATAGTCTAGTAGTTGCTTTAACATTTAAAGCATAATCATAATCTGGTTGTGTTGGGTCATCAGTCATAGCTGGAACTTCCTGTGAAAAAGTAACTGTAGCCATGGATGGTGATATCAATCTGGGAGTATATCCCATAAATTGTGCTATATTATATACTTGATTTTTTTCTTCTGCATAAGGTAACAAACTTTCTTTAAACATAGCATCAATGTAATAACCCAAAACATCTCCAACATATGCTGCAGATTCTAAAAACATAGTGCCAGGAGCAGATTCATTGAAATCTTTATAAGTATTAGGAAAATATGTTTTTGCAAATTCTATAAGGTTTCCTCTTAAACCTGCAAAATCTCTTCCTAAATATGATATATCTTTTTTATAAGTTGGCATATTTTAACTCCTAAGTATATACAATCATAGTAGTATTTGTTCTAGTTGGGTCATTTTTTAGAGCATAAGTAAGTGAAATGTTTAATCTTCTATTACGATTATCTATTTTGGTATCTATATTTACAATTCTAAGATAGGGAAGCCATTTATCTATTGCATCATTTAGTGCTTCATCTACTTTATCATTTATAGAATCATCCATTTGCTCAAATAAAATAGATGCTAGAGCACATCCAAAAGTAGGATGAGCCACTCTTTCACCATATTTAGTTTTAAGTAAATTTTGAATATTAAACTCAGCTGCAGTCATAGTAGATTCTGATGGTGTCCAATTTTCATCAATTGGCAATCTTATCCCTATAGTAACATCTGGATCTTGATCATATTCTCTATTAGACGCCATTTGTTTTCTTCTTATCTATCGCTTTCATTAAACCACTATAATCTCTTGTTAAAGCTTTCATTGTAGATTCTGGAACTTTTTCAATTGGTACTCCTGCTGACTTAGCTGTCATTGCAGCGCCCAATTCTCTTTTAAATTCACCAGTGTTTCCAAATTCTCCGCTCTGCATTGCTACCTCTGTTACTTTATTCGAATCAAATATTCCTCCACCCATCGTAGGATAAGATTCAGTTCCATCACCCTGGGGGATTCCACCTTTAGTTTCATTCAAAACTTTATTTAACTCTTTATTTTTCGTATATTTAATTTCTTCTTTTTTACCAACTTTATATTCTTTTCTAATTGGCTCTTTAAACTCTTTTTCGGGTAATGATTTTGAAACTAATTCGGTGAGAGAAGTAGAGTTTCCTTCTTTAATAAATATCTCATTCATTTGTTTTTTAACTTCCTTACGAACTACT